TGATTAGAATAACTCTGTCAGCATATCTCATAAGATAAACACCCGTCCTGGTCGTGACTGCCCAGACTGTCCAAAAGCTTTTTGCAACATGTCATCATAGGGTAGAAACTCGTTCTTGTTTTCATAATAGGAAACTGAATGTCCTTCCACACTTTCTGACTGTGCCCCTTCTGAACCACGTCTATTAAATCGCTTGATAACACAATCCTCAAAGATAAAAGAATAGGCGTCGTCAATGTCAGACACGCCATATTCTGCTTTAAAATGTTTTACCACTCGGTCTAACAGCATTTTTAACAAACCGTCCTGTAATTTATCAGTAATTTCTAAATCCAATTTAACATTTTGGATAATTTTAGTTTCATCAAGTGGTGTCAGCGTCATTGAACACCTCCTGTTTATTATTTAGTGGCTTTCTTTGTAGCTTCTTTCTTCAAGAAACCAGCTTTTGTAAGCTCAGCAACACGGTCACCTTCGTAATCATCACCAATTACATAGACAATCTGTGTTTCCTTATCTCGAAAGCCTGCAATCACTTTAGCCATTAACTACCTCCCAATTAAACCTCTGGTGTAGTGCTAAGCATATAAGCTTCGTCAATGTTTTCAAATGATGGTAAAGCAATCATAGATACTTTAGTTTTAACATTGACTGGATCATCAAGTTTCTTAGTTGTGATTGCGATACCAGTATCAACAATAGACACTTCAACAGCGTTGTTACCACCCATCAAATCTGATTCTTCAGGCGTTGTACCAAACATTGTTTTACCAAGTGCCGCATTTGGTGCAAAAGTGACTTTATCATCTGGGAAATATTTTTTGATTTTACCGTCAGCATCTTTGTAAGTACCTGATTTAACAACAATAGTCAAGCCATAATTATCTTGGATATAGTCTTTCAATTCTTGGCTAGTAACTCCTGCTCCTGTTGGTGCAAGCGGTTTAATCAATGTTGTTGTAGATTTAGCGTTTTTAAGTTGCGCAAATGTCTTAGCACTCATGTAAGCTACTTCTGCCTTGTTACCAAGCCCCTCAATCGCTGTAATAGCTGTGTCAATATCTTTAAGCGGTGTAGCTGTATCTGCATCTGACCACGCTGTTTTGACTTTTCCTTTATGGTCATCAGCTACACCATAATCAAAATCAAGAGCAACACCGTTTGAGATAACAGCAATCTTACCAGTCGCAAGTACTGACATACGCATAGCTTCTAATTGAGCATGAGCACCAGAAAGTAACGTTGTTGCATCATCAAACAGACCAGCTGTGATTGTGTCGATAAGTGCTTGATTACCAGTTTGAGCAATAAGGTTCAATTGTTGTCGGTCAGCTTCTTTCACGAGCATAGCTTCTTTGAAGAACGGCATTTCTTTATCAACCAATTCAACAGCCATACGTTCACGAAGTGTTGCTTTTGTATCAAAAGCAGACGGTTTCAATACGACCGGACGACCAGACGCACCTTTGACGTAAGATAATTTCAGTCCGAGTTGTTTTTGAGCTGGGAATACTTTTTCACCGATTGTAGAATCAACTGCTTGTTGGCTAGCATTCCAGTAACCAGACACATTCCCCGCTGTCATAACATCATAAATTAATGGCATAAATTAAACTCCTTTCACAAATTGAATGTGTTTCAATGCAGTTTTAGCGCCTTCAGGTACTGTACCGCCATTGACTTTGTCTTCACGTAAAGTACCACGATAAACAAGACTCGCTACTGCATCTTCTTCTGTTACATCTACATCATAAAGCAAAACGCCGTCTGGTGTTTCTGCATTAGCTTTTACTTTTTTAGTACGGTCATCAAAGATTGAAGTACCATCACCAGCAATTAACGTACCAGCTTTTAAAATTGTACGTGCATTTTCTGTAACTGTCCCTGTTGTTGTTTTATCAACAGTAACCGAAATCGCTTCGTAAGGTAAATTATGAAGAATTTCAGCATTTCCAAATAATTTCTTAGTTGGCATATAAGCTCTCCTTTAAAATAGTTTCTCGCCAGTTTTAATTGAATTTTTGGCAAGACTTGCACCATAATTCGTTTGTGAAGCACCATTACCACCTGCATTAGGTGCTGGCTGACGTAATGATACTTTGACTTTAGCGTTAACAGCATCGTTAAAGGCTTTTTCAAATTTGCTGACTTGTTCAAGTGCTTGTTCAGCATCACCAACGGCTAACAATTCGGCAAATTCAGCTGGCAAACCTTTTGAAACAAGGTCTTTTTCAACTTGAACGACTAATTTTTCGTGTTCAAATTGTGCTTTTTCTTGTTCAAAAGCTGACTTACTATCTTCGAATTCACGTTTAGCACGCTCAGCAGCCGATAAATTAGCATAATCTTTTTCTTTTTCAAGAGCTTCAGCAATACGTTGTTTAATACGTTCTTGCTCACCTTTTTTGTAATTCTCTAAAGCCTTTTGTACAGCTTTATTCGTAAGACTGTCTAATTCTGACTGTGATTGCGGACCTTTGAACTCTTGACCGTTATCATTACCGTTGTTATTGCTTTCGTTGCCCTCTGTGCCTGCACCGCCGTTGTCGTCAGCACCAGCTTCGCTACCATCAGCAAAAAATTGTAAATTACGCATGTTAAGCGCTAAAAGTTCTTTTTTCATTTTTACTCCTCCATGCTAGTCCTATCTTGTTAGATACTTCCAAACGTTCTTCAAGCCACGAAAACGGACGTCTCACGTTTTCTAGTCTTGTCCGAATGTAATTTCCATACCTAACGCAATAAGCCACGCTAGTAAGTTATTATTTGGCTTATTTAATGACTAGCCACGTCAACAGAAGATGTAGGATTCGAACCCACGCACGCTTTTACACGCCTAGCAAGGTAGCAACCTGCCCTCTTAACCACTTGAGTAATCTTCCACAAAAAGAACCATTCGGAAATTCCGAACAGTTCAGCCAAGTTATTTTTTCAATTCCTTAATAAAACTTTTTACTGCAATAGCAATGAAACCACAAATAATCACTAAAACTAACAAGCCTAGTGCGTTTAAAATTAACTGCCAAATAAACATATCTTCTCCTTTTTGGGTACAAAAAAAGCGCCTAGATTATAACTCTAAGCGCAAATAGTAATAAGATAGGCGGGACTGTCGAGGCTCCCGCATTTCTGACCCGCTAGCTAAGCGGCGTGTTGGTGACAGATTCTCAACCTCTATCTTTTCTCACCTATATTATACTATTCTTTGCCTTTTTCGTAAAGTATTACATTGTTTTTTCTATTCTTCTTCTCTTGCCTAATACCTACTTTATTGAAATGAATCATCATCATTTCATCACGAGGAATAATAACTGCTTCCATAACTAAACGGTCTTTGTTAGGTATTTTAGCATAAAGAAGAAGTGAGCCTTCCACCCTTGAAGAATTATCAAGAGCTAAATAAGGTTTTTTAATTACATCTTCAATCAATTTAAATTCATCTAAAGTATACTGTTGACCATGAGAACGCAAAGATGAAGATAAACTATTGCCGTCTATATAAACATTATTAAATGCCGCATATCGACTAATTTTAGACGATAAAACGCCTATATCATACCTATCTTGCAACTTATTTCTTATTTGTTCTCTATCTACCACGCCATGAGAAACTTCATCCCAAATCTTTGATACATCTTCAAATAAGCTATCTACATTTACTTTTCCAATATTTCTTAACGATTGTTCGTCTAACTCATCTTCATCAGGAATAACAGCGGACCGACAATTATAATGAAATGGTGGTGCAGTTACACCAGTTTCGAACTCATCAATTCTATAACGTTTATCTTCATCATGAATCCTAATGCATATGTCAGACGTTCTATTGTCCATCTGTACAGATATGCGATAGAATTCCAAACCAGACTCTTCATAGCGTTTGATAGCTGAACGATTGACAATAGCTGTTCCATCTGTCCTAATAAGTGTTTGAGCTCGTGAACGTGCCACATTGTATTTTTTGGCAAGCTCACCAGCCATACTACGAACATCATCACCACGAATAAAACCACGTTTTAGAACATCTCTCAAATCCCTGGCTAAATCATCAGTATTGCCCCACAATTGCTGCGAATAATTTCGACCATTAAACGGTGTATTGATAAGTTCTTTCAGCGCTGGTTCATTTAAAGCCCCACTATTGCCACCCATGGCTTTCTTATAAGCATATTTAGCAGTTGACTTCAGATAATTTTCAAACGACGTTTCAAGAACACCTTGCATGACACCAACTTTGTACGTCATTTCAAGATTTAGTACATCCAGTCGTGTCACTTTCGAGCCAGCATACTGTTCATTCAGTCGTTTGAGCAATTCTGGGTCTTTCTCAGCTTGTTTACGGTACTTCTTAGCGTTAGCTTGATAATTTGATAGGTCAACTCCTCTAAGGCGCTGTAAGGCGTCAGAATAGCTCATTTTATTATCATCTGCATATTTCGTTACAAATGCAAACAAATCACGTTGAAGCTCTGCTGATTGCTCAGCATAAACCTTTTGCAATTCAGCAAACATATCAATGTCTGTACCGTCAACATAGTGCATAATGTCATCACTACGCTTTGACCAGTAATCATTGTGCTTCTTGCTCATCAGCGGTCACCTCACCAATTCGTGGTTCTGGTTCTTGTGGTTCTTCGAAGTTCAAACGTTCCATTTCAATTTTAGCATCAACACCAGTCGCCGTTTGAAGCATATCAAAAACAGTTTCATCACTGACCATGCCATACAGATTCTTAGCATTTGTGACAATGTTTGCTGTGTCTGCAGGTAAGTTCGGCGTAAATGTAATGATTAATTTAGACACGTCAAAATCTGTCATTTCACGAGCAACTTTACCAATGTTAGCCACTAGACGATAACGACGTTTAAGAGACCTTTCAAACAAAGCTTGCATGTCAACACGTTCCTGGTCAAGACCAAACACTTTCCATTTCATAGCTTCACCAGACTGAACACCAGCAAAATTATCGTCGGTCATATCTGGTGTATTGGTAAACTTATGGATGTCATTAACAACACGTTTTTTATAAGCCTCAGTACCGTTAACATCATATTGCTTGTACAAATACTTAGCGTCAACTGTTCCTTCGTTGCCCTCTTGGTCAATAGGTGGCTCTAAGTTTAACAAACGAGCTTTACGCATTTTACGCATGTACTCAATCTGCTTCGCTGCTGTGTCACAGTCGGCTGGGAAATTAACACGACCTATGATAGCCAAAATAGCGTCTGATAAGTCCTGCATATAGTTAGCTGTATCAGATTGAGAAGCGTCGTACAAGTCAATCAATGACAGCTCTGTCTCATAATCACCTAACCCGTTTGAATTATTCATGTATTCCGTAATTGGAACTAACTCAAACGCATGTGTGGTTCTGCTGATTTCATTAAGCGTACCGTCATATTCAAACGTCATAATGTCACTTGGCGTGTAGACTTCAACAATTTTTTTCTTGTCATCAAACGGATTAGCTTGATAGTAACGTACACCAGCGACACTGTGCATCTCCAGAGTGTCGTCATAAATGACAAATGTCCCTAACGGATCTAGCTTAACTGCTCGTGTCGTATCATCTTGTGCGCGATAAACCAAGTCATAAGCACGACCGGTCTTAGACAAATCAAGTACTAGTGAACGGTTTAGCTGGTGGAAATCATTTTGCTTAGCTAATTCGTCCAATTGTTTCTGATAGTTGTCATCCTCATAAGAAACCTGAATAGGATTGCCAACCAAATACCCTTGTTTGAATACAGCAATTGCACGTCCAAAATTATGAATGGCACGAGTGTCTGCCATGTCATCATCACGACGTCTACCAGCTTTACTGATATCGTGATTATTTCCCTCAGCGTAGTCAAGCAGTTCTTGAATGCGTGGTCTCTGCACTGTTTCGTGGTGATGTAGTATTTCCTTAAGTAAGGAATAGTTGTCAGCAAACAATGTTTCTAAATCATGAACACTGTACCTCATACGTGCTTCACGGTGGAAACGTAATTCAAGAGTCTTGCTCTTCCCTGTGCTATCTACAAAAGTTTCTTTGTATGTCATAATATCCTTTCATTACAAACCAAAACCAGCCCGAAGCGTATCGAACTGGTTTGTATTATTCTGCCTTTCACCAATCATTTTGATATATGGAATAAAGCCATACTGGCAAGCATTGATGGTGTGGTCGTTTCTATCCTCTGGCTCATCCTTGCCTTCTTTCCAGCTGTAGACATCTAATTCATGTAAATGATTTTCACAATCGTCAACGACGAAGTAATAACCTTGCTTCATCCAGCCAGCCATTAAATTAATACGGTCAATGATTTTGACTTTCTTGTTCGCATTCATGAACTCGTATAGCAGACCATATTTATTAGCGTATTTCCTCAATTCCATAATTGTTGCTTGGTCTGCGTTATCCACATAAATTCTACGTGCAAAGCCCCAATCGTCCTTACAATCATCTAGAAACTTATGCAATAGCTCGACTGTATCTGACGGCGCTATCTTATCACCACTTAAATCTTTATTGTTGTAAACTCGTTCGGCAAGTGTTACTAGCTTACCGTCTCGCGTAATACCTTGGAAAATAAAAGCGATTGTGTCGTTTGACTGTTCAGAATAAGACGTATCAACACCACACGAAAACTGCGCATAGCTAAACGATTTAGC